CCTTCGGGCGCGTTTTATTTCACAGTATCTCACTGAAATAAAAGGATTTATTTCAACCAACGTCCACATATCGACCACATCGATAACAAAAAACCCCGAATCTGGGGTTTTTTCATATGGAGTCTAAAATGCAAGAGTTAGAAGGAGCACCACTACATCATTCAAAACTGGCCGGCGTTCGGCTTGCCTGCCCTCCTGAACTTTCAGCTTCAATACAAGATTACTTCAAAAGTAACGGGTTTGACGTTAGTAAAACTATTTGCTTTTCCAACAATGCACCGGATAGACTTAATCTCATCTTTGAAGTGGCCACTCAGGCAAGGAAGTTAGCAGGGGTTATTATGGGATTGCTAAACAGGAACGATGTTGAAATCGAATTGAATCTTTGTACCGGGGACTATGAACCTAAAATAGCAAAGGTTAAATTGCGCAGTCTGAAGGATGTTGAAGCGTGCGAACGTCTGATCGATAAACTGGCATCAGTGGTTGTTGCACCAAAGCAAGACAATAAATAAGGTTAAGAAAAAGGTCATATATAAGATAAAGCCTCGACTAATGAGGCTTTATCTTATTAGTTTAATTCTAATTAAATTGTAGTACGGACTTTACAAATCATCCCAGTCTATATTTATAAATTCACTCTCAACCATTCAATCCAATCCTTTTTTAATGAAGTCCATGATTGGCGACCAAAACTCAGAGTTGTGCTCGTTGAATAAATCTATCATACCCGCCCTAATAAACAACTCAGATGTAAAATCCAATTTATCACTTAATCTAGTAAAATAAACATGATGATCACATGCCGAATTCATTACACTTTCAACAGCCGCCTTGATTTTTTCAGCATCAAATCTTGTTAACAAACATCTTTGCCTTAAAACTGAAGCATGTTCTTCTATGTTTTTAGCAATATAATGATAGACTATAGCATCAGGATAGTCGTCCCCGATAAACATTGCATTTTCAGGCAATTCCTTAGTTCCCTGCCGTCCTTTAATATCGCCATCAACTAAGGCAATAGAAGGATAATTAATGGTAGGGTTCTCATTATGATATTGACTAACCTTAACAACACTAGGATATCCGCCAGCCGTATAAACTTTTATTGTTGAAGCTAATTTTGGAAGATATCTATCTATCGCATTCTCAACCCACTCTTTTGCAAAAGAATCTTCAACATATATAACCTTCGAATTTACCTTCTGCCCCGTAATAGCACGTAAACTTTCAATGCTTAGTTTACCATTCCAAACTTTTTTATTAATGGAGGCCCAAACGGCTTCTGGCTCAAGCTCATTCACTGCATCCTGTGAATGTGTTGTAAATATTATCTGCAGTTTTTTTCGCTTCGCGACATTTGTCAAATAATTAACAAACAATCTTACCGCGACAGGATGCAACCCATTCTCAATTTCTTCAACCAAGATAAGAGAATTATCGGTAGCATTTTCAATTCTATCAATAGTATCTATTATTGAGGCTTCACCTGCACCAAAATGGAACTGAGAATAACCAGAACCATTCAACGCCTTGCCTACAAACATTCTAGAAGTTGGATCATTCTTATTTATTACACATTTATAATCTTCTATTTTTTTATCCAAAACTGCAGTGCAATATTTTATTGTATCAGGATTAAGGTTTTTCACTTCAAATTGAATTGAATCACCAGATAAAAACTTATTGAATTTAGTTAGCTCACCAGCAGGGACTGTTCGTTGTATTTCTACATATACAACATTTCGCTCCGGAAAACTATCTCTACGCCATTTCATCTGTTTGAACTTTGCAGTTCTGTTAATGTTTTTATCTTTTGAAATAGGCTTATCAATCAATTCAAAACCAATCTCCCAATCACTCATTGAATCGTCGCCATAAAATGATTTAGGGAAAAATTTACTTGGCTTAACATTTTTATAAGCGAGGGCTACAGCACCTAATATCGTCGACTTCCCGCCGCCATTGGTACCAATAAGCGCAGTTACGGGGGTTTTAAACTCTACAATTTCCTCATCAAATCCCCTGACATTTTTTAGTGTTATACGTTTAACATATTGATTGAATTTATTATCCTGCACCTTATCCTTTTCTAACTTTAATTCTGCTGGAGATAATTTCATTTTAGTCCCTTAGTTTTAATCATAAAAAATTATAACCATACTATTAATACCATATGGATACTATATTTGTAGCCAGTATAAATATTAACAGAACTTACATCATTTTCTCTCTTACCAAGATATTAAATCCCCGTTAAAGAATAAAAACATCGCATAACATAATATTGGAAGCTCCCTCGGAAAACCGTCACAACCATCACACCTTACAAAAAGAAACCCTATCATAATGATTCTAAACAATAAATGTTGTGACGGTAAAACCATCACAAAACGTAACGCAAACCATCACACTCAATAAATTCAATGAGTTATAAAACAGAGTTGTGATGTTTTAATACCGTCACACTGTGATGCTTCTGTGATGCTCTTGTGATGGTTTTAAATATGCTTATTTATTATTAAATATCATATAGATAGATAATACTTTTAAATCTTGTGACGTTTGTGACGGTTTTCCGATGCCCCCCATCAAATTTTGAAAATGCCCAGATTGGTCAGAAATCCCCCTGATTTGTTGGTAGTTTTGTATATCTATCTGTTAGTGATTTGAGCACTGGAGCGTGTACGTTATTGCAGGTATGGCGATGGTTCAGGCTGTGCAAAGTATTTCAGTTCCGCATTTCACTGCCATTCCGCGCCAGAGCGCGTCATATAAGGTCTGGGCACTTCCCCGCCCTTACGTGATTCCGATGCGGTTGTTACGTAAAAAGTCACGTAATCGCTGTTAATCCCGCATGAAGTCCGGCACCGGCATTTTTCACCCACGGCCGGTAATCGCACAAAAACTGTAATCTTTGAAATCTGTTTCACACATTTCAGTTAGCGATCGGCCGTCAAACCTCCAGCATTGGCACGGTCTGGCGATGTGTTTTGTACCACCGGAAAAACTGAAATCATTCTCAACACGAAAACCGCAGGCGGGTGCGGTGTAGCGCCGTTTTCGTCACTTCCGCCGTTATTTCGTCGCCAACAGACAGCCGCAGCGGCTTGCTGTGCCACTGAAACAAATGAGGTAATGGATGAACGGGGGCAGATATTAACGACGCTAAAAATGCGTCTGATACGGTCTGAAAGTGGGGATAAAAAAGCCCGCATTATGCGGGCTGAAAAGAGAGAATCAGGCGATGATGTTCTGGTACTTGCTCCGGGTCTGTCCGGCCTTCGCTGCCGTCTGGTTAAATGCGCCCGCGTTCGTCGGCGTACCGACACTGGGGTGCGAATGGCTCGCGCACTGCTGCGCCAGCTCTGCCAGTAAATCAATGGTGTCCAGCATCATAGTTAGCGTATTTACGCCCTCGCTACCGATATGCACGGTTGGCCCCATAATCTGCTGACCGCCCGCCGCCACAGATTTACGTAATGCGGCAATCTTTTCTGTCAGGGTTCCCCCCACATCAACATTCATGGCGCCGGCCACTTTCGTGGACAGCTGCCCGGCGATTTCGGTTTCTTCATTTCCTGTAATACTGGCCAGCCGGTTTCCTTTTACCGCCTGGCTGAAGTCGCCAGCACTGACCTGCTGTATGGCTCCGGCCATCAGCGTGGCGGTACCCAGTACTGTGATTTTATCCGTGGCTTTCACCGTGGTTTCACGGCTGACCAGTTCTCGTCGTTCCGTGTCGGCTTTCACCGTCCGCGCCATCGATGTTTCACTGATGGTCTGATCCGTCTGGCGTACCCAGTCTCCTGCCTGTGTCACGCGTTGCGAGACTTCCGCTCGCTGCTGTTGCAGCTGTTCGCCGGGCTTAATGTCCGGCAGACTGGTGCCATCCGGCAGCGTCTGCCTGATAAAGGGCTTGTCCGGTCTGCCGCCCGTAAACGCCACTTCTACCAGCGTTCCTTCCGGTGGAAACTGGAACATTCCCGAATCGTTACCGGCCATTGGCACTGGCAGCGGTACGGCGGAATATACCGGCGTCTGGTTGTCCGGGTTGCCGTCCGCGTCAAGCAGCTGCACGTCAACAGCGTACCGTGGCCGGAACGGGTCGGCAAAATTACCGCTTTTTACGGCCTCGCTGGGTGCCACCACCCTGGCCAGTTTGGGCAGGTGAAGACCTGAAGCCAGTTCCGGGTAATGGCTTTCTATCTGACGCTGCGCCGGTGTTTTCTGCAATGGCTGACCTGTGGCGCGGTTCCGTGGTGTCCACGTGATGGTCATTGTGTCATTCGCCAGATGAACTTTGGTCACGCGTTCCCCGTTCACGTCCACGCCCGGACGAAGACTCTGGATCACCGGCAATGTCATGGAATTACCGCCCGCCGTTCCCTGGCTGAACTCTGCCGGGATTTCTACCGGGCGTCCGGCAAACAGCGCCTTTTCTGCGCCGCCGACATACAGCGAACCATCCGGCAATGGATACCAGATGTAATCCGTGATACTGAATGCCCTGCCCAGGTTATTCAGCAGCTGGTATCCCGTCCCGTTATGGGTGAAATGGGGGATCGGTTTATCACTGTACGGCACATCCGGTACCGCAATGCTGATCCCGCTGTTTTCCTCCAGCCATCCGGCCACATCGCGCAGTGTGGGATGCTGAAATGAGCATGGCCACATCCGCTCAAACACGCCAGCCAGCTCGCGGACAAACAGACGCTGATAACCGTTTTCGGCAGGCTGTGAGCGCTCCACATAGCCGGTAAACCAGCGCAGAAGTAAACCGGAATACCCCACATCCAGCCGTACCAGTTTGCCGGTGTAGTCTGTGGTCGTCTGTGCCGTAATAAAGCCACGTCCGCAGCTGTTCAGCTCCAGCACCAGACTGGCGTCAGCCAGGTGTATTTCATCCGTTGAAAGGTAAAGGCGTTTTACTGGTTTCATCATTAACCCAAAGCGTCATTGACGGGCTTCAGCACCCTGCGTTCAAACCACGTCAGTTTTTCTTCATCCTCTCCGGCATTCTGACCAGCGGATTGTCCCGTACTGCTGGCCGTCTGTTTTTTTGCCGTTGTTTTACCGGTTGCCCTGGCTTCCCGCTTCTCCTGCACGCTGACATGTTCCGCCAGGGTGAACGTGACCAGCCAGGCCATTTTTCCGTCCTGCTGCGGCGCATCCAGCATTCCGCTGAAGGTGGCCTCACGAAAATTCACCGCTCTGGCCACCTCATGCGCAACGCGGTATTTCATGCGTTTCCCGTCTGCATCGGTGGCGCTGGCCAGTTCAAAAATACGCTTCAGGATCTCCGGGTTTTTAAAGGGTATTTCGCCGCTGATACGCAGCTCTTTGCCCTTTGCCCCCTGCTCTGATTTGGTGGTCGCGCTGGTCTGACCGGACTGGTCTTTATCCTGAAACTGCTGGGAAACGGTCACGCGCATGTTTTTCAGCAGTATGGCCTCACCATTAAGCGCCAGTGTCGGGATCGACGTCATGAATCATGCCCCTTATTCCATCAAGATTTTTTCCGGCCAGCATGATTGCCGCAGTATAAACGGCTGAAGGCTGCGGAATGTCCTTTACCAGCGCCAGAAGGGTGGCGGCGGTGTCGCCACTGGCCGTAAATACCCATGCCCTGGCGCTTTTCCCCTGTAAATCAGCGAGGCCGCTGGCCACATCGTTAATCAGGTTGTCACGCAGTTGCGTAAATTCCCCCAGCTGTTGTTTCAGCCCTTCCAGGCTGAATCCGGCGCCAGCCGCTTTCTGCGCCTCACTGATAGCGGCAGCGGATAACGCTGCCCTGCTGGTCGGAACGGACAGCGGAATGGCAACCGGCAGTCCTGCCCCGGCTTTCGCGGGGATCTGCATTTTCTCAGTAGCCAGTGTCGCCGCAGACTCAGCCAGACGTCTAACCTGGGTGAATGCGGGCGCGGGGAAAACATCCACCAGGCTGTTAAGCCCCTTCATGAAGTTTTCATGGGTCTGTCCCGTTACCATCATGATCACCACATCGGTATTGCCTCCCGTTCCGGCCAGCCTTTCCGCCAGATAATGGATTGCATTGACCGGACTCAGGTATGCCCCGTTATCTGTCTGCTGCCCCAGACCGTGAATCCACGGATGCGCCGGAACGACAGAACAATCCAGCGCAGCCAGAGAATCCGTAAAAGCCAGACGCGCTTCACGCCACATCCGGTACCTCCGGCCAGTCAATATCTGGCGCACCAGTCAGATCCAGACGGCGCAATTTTGTACGCACTTCACGTAAATCGGAAAGTTCGACCAGCTCGGCATCAGTAATATCACTATCATCCTGCGCTTCCATAAGCTGATTGATTTTTGACGTGACCGACGCCATGCGCCGGTCGCGTTCTGCTGTCGCTAAAGCAACATAATCAACCTGAACAGGTGCGATAACGCCGTTGCTATAGGTAAAATTACCAGCCTGGAAACCATCAGGAATATCAGTATCAGCGAGTTCCACAACAGAGCAATTCAGCGGAAATAACTTTGTTGCATCTTTATCCGCAGCAATAATCAGACCTGTTTTGTCATACTGTATTTTCAGTGTGTCTGGCTGAAATAATTTCTGTAGCACATACCAGTCAACACCTGATTCATCGTGGATAAACTGAACGCTGCAGTTCTCTGATAACTCCTGCTGAACAGGGGTTAATTCCGTTGTTTTAGTGAATTTTTTAAAATGTCTCATTTTTATGTCCCTACCGTATACCACTGACCATTCACTTTAAG